TAATTAAACATAATGTACTATCGTACAATTTCTTATTGTCCTATGTATGCTATAATTTGTCCTGCATTTACATCAATCTCGGTATATCTACCGTAAATTGTTGTTCCCGCAGGTAAATCCAAATTAGTTTGTGTTATTTGAACACCACCAGATCCTTCTTCTGTTGTTTCAGAACCATCAGCTAAATCATTTGCTGCATCCTCAGTATTAGCATATACCGTAGCTGTTTCAGCAACTAAACCACCAGAAGAATCAAAATCTGTTGCCGTTAAAGCTGTTATAGCTATAAACACACACCCAGTTGGAGGTTTAATAGCATCACTTGAGGCTGTTGTAAAAACAGATCCCATGATTTTACCAGTCCAGTCATTTGTTACTATTTGTCCCATTTTAGTATTTATTTATTGTTAAACATATTTTATGTCGGTTCAAACATACCTAAATCAAAGTCACCACTTAATATATCATTACTTGTTGACTCAAATCTTTTAGGTGGTTTACCAGTTTTTCTTTGATCAATTAATTCAGATTGTTGAGATGCTTGTATTCTAGTTCTTTCATCTTTACGATCTTCTTTATTTGTTTCTTTTTGTTTTAATGCATCAATCTCCATTTGCCTTAAACGCATGTTAATTTGAAACTCATGATTCATTAAATCTTTTTTCAATTGTGCTTCAGCTTGTAGTTTTTGTAAATCATTTTGAGCCTCAATACTTTCTAGTTGAGCTTTCTGTTGTGTTATTGCTTGATTTTTTTGAACCTCAGCTTGTGCTGCAACCTGTTGAGCTTGAGCATTTGCTTGTGCTTGGGCTTGTATATTTTGTTGCTGCATTTGTTGATCTAATTGTATTTTCTTTTTTCTTCTTAATTTTAACAAAGAATTAGCAAGTTTTAAATTTTTAACATCACGCACATCAATAGCATCTTCAAGTTCAATACTATTTTTAGCTAATGCTGCTTGTATATTATTTTCAAGCATTTGTTTTTCTTCTTCATCTGGTGCTAATTCAATAAATATACCAAAGTCATATAAGTGTAAATTATACATTTCTTCTAAACTACCAACGTTATGTGAACCAATTGCTTGTATAAAAGCATCTCTAGTTGGTGAATATTCTATAATATCAGCAACCCTAAGTGATATACCTTCAGCCATTTGATGTGTTAAATATAATCCACTTTGTAAAATATGTCTTGTAGCTGTATTACTGTTTGCCGCTGCAATTTTTTGTATACCAACTAAAGCATTTTTATCTGGCATAGTACCATCTCTTGCTTCATTTAAACCAGTTACATCACGCATCATTTGTAGATAATAATTATATGAACTAATTAATGATTGCATTTTAGCACCACCACTACCACTTTGTATTTCTTGTATAGGTACTTTACCAGGGTTACCATCACCATCTTGCGTTAATGATCTACCAATAACACTACCTGTTTGAAAGAACATATTTAATGCTTCTTGTGGATTATAATTTGTACCATTACCTAAATCAACTTCCGCTAAACCATCAGCGTCTAAGTATACACCATCTGGCACCATCCTTGATAACACTTGTTGTAATTTTAAATGAGTTAATTGTATCATATCAGCAAAACCAGTCATCCTGCTTACTAATGATTCAATTTTTCCTTTATACATCCTTGGCGCGCAAAGAGAATAATTCATTTTAACTTTAGTATAATCACTTTTGGGTCTTAGCATATTCTTTGCTAACTCCCATTTTAATAATTTTTTTGTACCAACCACTAATACACCTTCATATAATACTTCTATTGAACGATCTACTTTTTCAAAGTTTGCATCATATACATCAGCTGGTGGATTAAATGAATCATCTTTTATTAATATTTTTGATGCACCCGTTGCTGTTTCTTTAATTTTATATACCTCGTTCATATATGTTTTATAATTAAAATATAAAACTTGAACAATGTTAGTATCTAATTCATCTTCGTAAGCAATACCTACATTACCTACAGAGTTTTTCTGTATACCTTGTTGAATTATTTCATCTAAATCTTCATTAGTTAAATTTGGAAACTGCTTTTTTATTTCATTTATAGGTATATTTTTTACTTCACCAATATAATATATATCATCAAAATAAGGTGATTCAGTATGCGACCAAACTAAATTAGCTGGATCAACATAATCTACAGTAACACCTTCAGACTTAGAAAAATTATTTTTTACAGCTCCAATACCTAAAACGGTTAAATCATAATAAAATCTTCTTTTTGTTAAATCATAATCATTACCTTGGAATATAGTATTAATCGCTTGTTCTTCTGCAACCTCAATAGATTGTTTGTAGGTAAGTTGCATATGTAACTCAAGTTCTTCTTTTGATTCTGGTAATTTTTCTGGATCATTTTCATATAAATTAATACCAAATTGTTCTTGAGAAAAATCATTCAACTCTTTAGTATTCATATCTCTTAATACAGATTCCATATATTTTGTTCTTTTATCAACACCATATGGATCTTGAGAAAATACCTTTATATCATAACTTCTATCTGCAATACCATTTACAACTATATCTACAAATTTAGGTATAATAGGTACTGGTTTCCAGTCTAAATTTAAATAAGATAAATCACCATTAATAGATAATTCATCTTTATATTTTTGTATTGATTGTTCTCCTCTAGCGTATAATCTTAATTTATGGAAAGTACTTTGATTTGTATTGAACCTATGCATGCCAGTATCTTTACCAAACCATTCGTTTTCAATTGCTTGAGCAACTTTCAAACCATATTCTTTTGTAATTTTTTCAAAATCACTAACAACTTGACTTGGAAAATAACCGCCTTTGTAACTTGTGTAAGCCATATTTATTTTATTAATTTAGATGAAACACCATGATTGTTATATTTCATAATGTTTATATTTACTTTTTCTTTTTTTATTTTTACGTTTGGTGCATATAAATGTCTATTACATGCCATAATTGCTAAACCAGAACTTATTGTTGCATCAAATTTTGTTCTTTTATTTATATCAAATTTAGCCCAATCATTTAAAGTTTTATTGAAATACATATCACCATACGTGTTATCTTGTTTTAAACCAACATGATTTTGTATATACATTTCAATTGCTGCAGCGTGTGCTTGTTTAATATCTTCACTAGAGTTTGGTATACCACCAATTTCTTTTTCAGTTGTTGATAATTTGTTCCACACTTTATCTGGTCTATTCATTGAATAACCACGATAACCACGTCTTCTTAAATAATATAATAAACGAGGTTTATTATTTTCTGCTAATAACGGCATACCATAAAATACTAATGCCATTAACATATCTTCAAAAAATATCTCTGAAGTAGCTGGTCTTGCAATATATTCTAAGAAAAACATACTTGGTGGTGTGTTTTCCATAGAAAATTTAGTTAAACCATGTAATGAACCTTTAGATCCTTGACCATCTACAGTACCTGATATATCATAACTATCACAACCAAAAGCGCCCATATGCTCATTACCAGGATATTTTATTCCATTTTTAATAATAATATTATTTTGTAAATGTGGATCTGGTGTCCAACTAATATTAAATCTACCTTTTGGATCTGGATAAAATATTACTTTACTATCTTTCACGCCATTAACCCATTGAAAATTTCCTTTTGAAATACCAGGGTTATTTATATCATCGTTAAAATCTATTTGTTCATAAATTTTAGCTAGATTAAATATACTGTTTTGTGTTTCATCTCTAAATGCGTGTTCTTCAGTTCTTGGAAACTGACGATAAAATTCATTTAAAGCATCTTGGTCATTTTTTAATCCTTCAACTTCATTTTCCCAGTGATCAACAACTCCAATATCAATATAATCACCATGTATATCTTGTACTGGATTTTCAGGTGTATTAAATAATGGTATACCATATCGATCCATAAACCCTTCGTAGTTCCACTCCATTGGTATAAACAAACTATATAAACCAGATTTAGTTTGTCCGTTTTTATTTCTTTTTGTTACATTAGAATCCCTATATAATCTTTTGAAATTATCACCACCTTTATCTAATGAATTTGATGTACTACCCATCATACACTTACCAATAATCCTACTACCTAATCGTAAACATGTTTTTGTTACTCTCCAGTTATTTAGTATATTATCAGGTCTCTCCCACTTACCACTTTCATCATGCACTAATAGGTTTAGTTTTTCTCCGTCATAACTATTATCACCAGTATTTTTCCAGTCAATAGTTGTATCTAAACCTACAATTTCTTCAAGTTGTTGATTCGTTTGAAGTTTTTTACGAGTAAACTTTTGAGCCGGTACCCTGTACGCAAGTTCACTTTTTGGTCTATCCATACCATCTTGTATCGGTTTAAAGAAAAACGGATAATTAACTGATATTGGTACAACCTTGTCTGTAAACATCTTCTTAGCGTCCCAACCAGATTTTGATAAGATACCAAATCTTGCATCACTCGAGATAGTAGCAGCATTAACTGTTTCCGAACTTGCCATAAACGAGAAACCAGATCGTCTATTTTTAAGGTAACATATTCCATAACAACGTTTATCTGCTTTACAAGCTTCCCAAAATAAATAGAATAATCTATTTGATTCTCTAAATTCAGGAGCACCCACATCAATTTTTGACCACTGAAGATACATATAGTGAGTGCCGGTGATATAAGTAGGCACACCATTATTATTAAACCAAAAACCATTCTCTCTTCTATCAAATTCTTCATCTATGTAATCAAACCATTTATCTTTATGTTCATTGGGATAATCTCTCCAATCAAAAATAGTTTTTACATTTTTTAACGCCTTTGGATACTCAAATTGCTCCCAGTGTTGTTCTTTTTTATTATTACTTCTTTTATAAACATTACTCTGTTTAGGTAGAGCTATTTTAAGATTTTGTATCTCGTATATTTCACCTATTTGACCTGTTTTACTTATAACTATAATATCGTGTTCTTTATCATAGCCATATTTCCATTTTTTACTTTTATTAAGCCTTTTAATTGTATTAATTCTTATTGGCTCAATAATTTTATATAAATTCTGTTTATACATTATTTAGATCTTCTTTCGGCAAAACCTTTAAAACTTGTTTCTTTTTGATTAGTAGGTTTATCCTCTAAAATATTTTTTTCTTCTTCAATTCTATTTAATATCTCAAAAGCATCAAATATAGCTAACTTTTTTGTTGCTGCTGCATTTTTTAATCTATCAGCTGAAACATCATCATCACTATCAACAATTTTTTCTTTGGCTACCTTGATTAATTCATCAACCGCTTTATAACCAGCTTGGATTATATTCTTCTTCTTGTCCTTGATATTCATATTTAATTGTAATTTCTTTTGTTAACACCCTATATAATCTTTCGTTATCAATAACAAATTCATATTCACTATCAGGTGTAAAACCAACAAGATCACCGTTTTTAATATCTTTTATAGAATTATCTGAATACCTCATTATACCAACTAAAGGTTGTTCTTTATCAGCTATAAGGTTATCATAAGATTTAATTGGTTTTACAAAACAATATCCACTTAATGGTTTCCATGTGTTGTTTTTCTTGTATGCAAATATTTGATCATCATAAATAGCATAAGTCCCTTGTTTTAACCAACTTCTACTATTTTTTTCAACACCATGCATATTATGCCACCTTCTAAATACATTGTGATGAACAATAATAATATCACCTTTTTTTATTGGTGTATTGTTAACTACTGGCGCTTCTAATACAACAGCTTCTCTGTTAACATATTGATGATGAAAAATTTCTGTATTTAATATTAATTCTTTATCTCCAATTTTTTTTGTATTATTATACCGTTCACCGTTTGGTTTGATAATAAAATTATGAAGACTCTTCATTAATATTCTAAGTTATACTCAACAGATATTGCCATATTTTTATTAAAATCTTTCCAGGGTAATACCTCTTTATTTTTTTTAATATAAATACTAAATTTATCTTTATCTTCTAGTATATCACAAATAGTATGCCCGCCGTAAACCTCTTGGCCAACGGCGTAGTGCATAGCTTCATTTTTATAATCTTTACCAATACTTATCTTACGTATTAGCTTGCTCATCTTGTGGTTCTTCAGTTATTTCACCTGTTGTAATGTTGATACTTACTTTACCATACTTTTCTTCAAGTTTTACTTGCATATCTTGTACTTCTTTTTGCATGGCATTGATACCATGTACTAAAGTATGTTTTTGTGATTCAATACCACCCAGTCTCAATTGAGCACTGTTAATTCTACTAACTTGATCTTGAAGTTCTTTTAACTCCTCGTCAGTTATTTTTTTTACTTCTTTATTTTCTGCTTGTTTATTCATAATTAATTAAATTTTAGTTAAAATTGTACTTTATTACTATTACATAAATAATAGTATTCTTAACAACCTATTGTCATGGTTGTTATTTTATATATCACTTGTTTTCTAATTCTTTTACTCTAGCTTCTAATTCTTGTATTGCTTTTATTAAATAAGGTACAACACCACCTGTTAAATTACCTGGCAACGTTTTTAATCCCTTTTTTTCATTTACCCATTCAGGCTTTACTTCTTCCACTTCTTGTGCTATAAATCCAGCTTTATTTTTTACACCTTTTTTTCCACTTTCTTCATCTTTAAAATCAAAAATTCTTGGTTTTAAAGATCCTATTAATTTTAATCCACCATCTAAATCTTTAATGTTTTCTTTTAAACTTCTATCAGATAGTTGATCTATTTGAATATCACCAGAGCTGTTACTATAAACTATTTGACCTCTAGCTGTTGCTGATGTTTCAGTATAAAAGTTAATCATTTCTACAGTACCTGAAGTTGCATTATTCCACGCACCAATACAAGCATATGATCCACTTGTTGTATTTTTTACTGCAAGCCACTCACTATCTATAGTTGCAGTTGTATTAACCCAAAGATATTGCCCTGGCATTGTATTACCTGATGTATCAACATGAAATGTTGTTGCGAAATCAGAATGCCTTACTTTAAAACCACTACTATCACCACCGATATATGAACCACCAACAGAACTATCAGACCTAAATAAACCTAATTGAGCGGAGGCTCCACTTAGTGTTATTCTTGGATAGGAATTAGCATCACTCGTATCAAAATTACCAGAGTTTCCCGTGTTAATCACATTATCAGTTCCAGATACAGCTAAATTACCTGAAAAACTTGCATTATCACAAGTGAAGTTTATGTCATCTTCTGCTGATATAGCCATATCACCAGTATTGTGATTATATCTAAAACCTGCTACTGAACTACTTGATGTATCTCCAAAGAATATTGTACCAGTTCCAGAGTCTGCTGTATTAGATATTGTCATACCAGTAGCTGTAGTACCTGGACCTGTTATTACAAAGTCATCCGCAGCAGCATTTGCAGCCGCAACAGTACCAGTTCCAACTTTTACTGTCCCTGCAAAAGTTGCAGAATTATCATGCGCTAATGTTAGTGCTTTAGATATGGTTTCGTCAGTAGTCCAGAATTCTAATCTACCGTGTCTTTCTGATACATCAGTCCAATAACTTCTTATTGAAGCACCATAAACTGAAGTGGTTCCAGTGTAATATCCACCAAAATTTATAAGACTATTAACATCTTCGTCTGCTGGTGAAGTTGTAAAGTGTAATAAATCTATCTGAGCACCACCAGAACCAGTGTTTGTTGATTCTACTCGTATTGCATCACCAGTACCTTTTACTTGAAGTAAAGCTGAGGATGGATCTACATTTATACCAACATGTCCATTATCATCAATTGTAAAAGTAGATGTAAATGAATCA